GGCCTCGAAGGCCTTGCCATCTACCTCAAAGACGACGCACTGTTGGAAAGCGCCAAACTTCCTCCTGATCAGATTCGAACGTTGACGCCCGTTCAAACCTTTCGCCACAACCCTCGATCTCGCCACACCGGAGTTCCCAACTGATTTAAGGTTCCCCCAAAACCAGTGCTCAAAGGGTTTCAGCCAAGACGCGAGTGCCAAATTATACCGGGGATCACGTGGAAAGATCATCCGCGGCTTCGAGAATTTGGTTAACGCATTGAATTTCTCGGCTTTCAAGAACGCCCTCAGGAAGACATCTCGAGCAGTTATCGGCCCATCTTCCCTCAACGAACGCTCCGCCTCCAGGTACTTACGGCCCATGGCACCCTTATAAGAAAGGGCCGTGTCGAGGTAGGACCACTTATCCCCGCAATATCGTCTCGCCACCATCCGCAGTCTCTTAAACTGCTGGAGGACAGGTGCTCTGCAAGACTCATCCGAGGTGGGTGTAGGTCCTAGAGATCGCTTTAACAAGGCGCAGATCTCGTTGTGAACACAGTTGGCGTGCACCATTGGTATCCAGCACCCTCCCACAGGGCCCGGGCACGCCGTGTACATCTTTCTCGTCCGCTTCGGATCACACCCCACGTCGCCTTTACACTTTAGTCGGGCGTCCGGCCTTAGCTCGGTTTTACCCCACCGGTCAACGCCGGTGCAAACGCCGTAAAAGCAACGTGGGGGGTCCTAGGCGGACTTTTTCCTCCACCACCGCACCACCCCTTGGCGCCCGCTTTCGACACTGGTCTCTCCCGCCTCCTCTGATAAGAGCCTCGAGGCAACCTGCTGCGGAATGGTAGGCACACAGGACAAGGCAATTGAGACAGGCAGCCCGAGAGCCGCCACGTCATCACAGAGGTAGCGCTTCTTAACCCACTCCTGCGCCCTGAGCCTCAAAGAAGAAAAAAGCTCGGGCGTGCGTTCACGCTCAAAGGAGTAGGTGGAGAGCAAGCAGATGAGCTCGGGGAACACCAACACCTCGGTGTCGGCTATGGCCAAGCGTAGGAACGGTGTCATTGGTACCTTGACATCGTCCTTAATCTCATCTGTTTCCAGTGCACGGGTTCTTGAGTGTCCCCCGCCCAGGAACTTCGCACCGCCGGCAAATAGTTTTGCCAACACCCGGGTGCAATCGGGGTAATCCGAAAGGGAGAGGTCTGGTGTCCACCGTCCCTTAAGGAACCCACCCAACACACCCGGGGGAAGGCCGAACTCAGAGGACAACCTCTGAGCCCAACGTACCCGCCGCCGGAGCCTGGCGTTTCCATCCGCCTCAGGGGAATCTCTGACCCCTGGTCGCCCTTTTTGGCAAAAAGCTTTCTCAAGGCTTTCCACCGCAGTATGGGGCGTGACCCCAACAAACTCCCCAGGGGCAGGCGAACCCTGGGGGGCAGTTTTACCAACGCTCAAGGTGTTTAAA